AGCTTGTGCTTCAAAAGAGATTGGCATAATTGTTATTGATGAAATTCATAAGTGCAAGAATCCTACATCACAGCAAGGCAAGGGTATTCTTAAATTGAAGAGTGAGGTCAGGATAGCAATGACTGGTACGCCTGTTATGAATACTCCCATTGATTTATATGTAATTCTTAGATGGCTCGGTTATGAATCTCATACATATTATGCATTCAGAAATCATTATTGTGAAATGGGTGGCTTTGGTGGCTATGAGATTATCGGTTATAAGAATCTTTCAGAGCTTAGAAGCAGACTTGATGAAATCATGCTTAGGAGATTAAAGAAAGAAGTTCTTGACCTTCCTGAAAAGCTTTATATTAATGAGTATGTTGAAATGAATGATAAGCAGTGGAAGATTTATAATTCAGTTGCAAATGAGATTAGGGATAATATTGATAAAGTAAAGACTTCTCCGAATCCTCTTGCTGAATTAATCAGAATGAGGCAGGCAACAGGATACACTGGTATTCTTTCAAGCAAAGTTCTTGAGAGTGCAAAGCTTGATAGAATGGAAGAGCTTGTTGAAGAAGCAATTGAGAATGGTAAGAAAGTTGTTATCTTCTCTAATTGGACACAGATGACCGATGCTATATTTGATAGATTGTATGATTATAAGAATCCTAAGTATGGAATAGGTACTATTACAGGGGAAACTAAAGACAGTGAAAGACAGTATATAGTTAATGAATTTCAAACTAATCCTGATATGAAAGTTATCATAGGTACTATCGGAGCAATGGGTACTGGTCTTACTCTTACAGCAGGAACAGTTGAAATCTTTCTTGATGAACCCTGGACAAGAGCGGCTAAAGAGCAGGCAGAAGATAGATGCCACAGAGTAGGCACAAATGAGAACGTTACTATATATACAATCATGTGCAAGAACACGATAGATGAAAGAATACATGAGCTTGTAATGAGCAAAGGTGAAATGGCAGATGCACTTGTTGATGGTAAGATAAGCAATAACAGAGCTGAGGTGCTTGATTATCTGTTAAGTTGACTTTTCAAGCAAACATGATATAATACGTTTACACTGAAAGGAGGTGATATTTCATGATAATAGCAGAAATTGATGGAAAGCAAGAAAAGCTTTTTACAGCAACAGAAACAGCTTGTGTTTTAGGAATAGTTGTACCCACACTGAATAGATGGTATTTATTTAAGAAAGAGAATCCTGATAATGAGTGGGCACAGAAGATTCCTGATTATGTGAAGCTTGCAGAAGGTGAAAAAGCACAAAGATTTTGGAAAGAGAGCGATATTTGGAGATTAAGAGATTTTGCAGAGCATTTCCCTAGAGGTAGAAGCGGGGTTATGGGTTCTGTTACACAGAGATATCAACCATATGATTTACAAAAACAAAGGAGGAAGAAACATGGCAAGAAAAGTAGTAGAAGCAGAAAACAATGAGGTAAGATACACAACAGAACAACTATCCGATTTAGTTAATAGCTATGCAAAGAATAAAGATGTGCTAAAGCAGTATAAAGACCAGACGGATAAAGAGAATGCTGATATAAAGACAGCTATGAAGCAGTTGATAACGATTGATAAGGATGGTAAGAGGTTCTATAGCACTTCAAATTGGGTTGTAACACTTTCAGAAGTTGATACTTCAAAGATGAATGAAGATAAGCTTATTACCTGGCTCAAGCAGAATAAGCTTGGTAAAGGTATCATTAAGAAGAAAGAGTATATTGATTCAAATGCTCTTGAATCCGCTATTTATAATGGTCTTATCACTCAGGAACAGTTGATTGAAATGGAAGCTTGTAAAGATGTTTCAACGCAGGAAAGGCTTACAATATCTAAGAACAAAGGAGGAAAATAACATGGCTACAAGAAAGAAAACGGAGTATGTGTCCAAAGCACACTCTACAAAGATAACAGCCTCAAGCAGATGTGCAGTTAAAATAAAGGATAATTATTATACTATTGAAGCATCAGAAGAGAGAAGTATAACCGATTCTGAAAATGTTGATATCAATAAAGAATGGGCACTGTTATTTGATTCAGTTAACCAAGTTGTGGACCTTCAGATAGAAGATATCATTAAAGAATTTGCTAAGAAACGTTGACAAATAAACAAACGTATGATATATTATATGTGTTGTTTGTTGTATACTCGTTTTGAGTTATCACCCTTAACTTAGTGGTCGGCAAGTGCAGATTGTCGCCATGTTCAATCTCATATTGTTGACCACGAGCATTCCCTTTCCTATTAAGTCTGCACCTTAGTAGGGAAGGGAATTTGTTTTAGGAGAAATATCATGAACAGAGATTTTAAAGGTGTTTGGATTCCTAAAGAAATCTGGTTAAACACAAATCTATCAATGCTTGAAAAAGTTCTTATAACAGAAATCAGCAGTTTGGATAATGAGAATAATTGTACAGCAAGTAATGATTATTTTGCTGAATTTTGCAATTGCAGTACATCAGCTATAACTAAAGCTTTGAAACACCTTAAAGAGCTTGAATTAATTGAAGAAGTAGGATTTAATGGGAGAATTAGAAGATTAAGAGTAGTAAATTTTACTACTCTGCCTAGTAAAATTTACGAGGCAGACTCAGAAAATTTACGAGCTAATAATATATATAATAATACAGATAATAAAAAAGAATTTATATCTAAAGATATAAATTCTACGGAGAATCGTGGTAAAAACTCTGATTTTAATTTCGGTAAGAAATCAGAACCTAAACCTAGTTTATATAGCAAGTGTGTTTCAATGATTGATGCTTTTATAGTTGATAACAAGTGTGTTGATATAAGAAAAGCTTTGATTGAATATTTGAAGTTCAGATTAGAAGTTAAAGATAAGCCGTTATATATTAATATGTGGAAGGGTATGTTAAAGAAGCTTGAAGAGCTTCATGATAAAGGATATAGTTATTCTGAAATTATACAGTTCAATCTTTTAAAGGGTTATCTTAGCTTTTATGAACCAAGTAAATCTAAGAAGTATGAAAGAGCATCAGAGCCTAAACATGGTACAGGATGTAAAAAGAACACAGCAGAAGAAGATAAGCAAAGAGAAGTATTTTTAAAACAGATGAAGAAAGAAGGAAAGAGGGTAGCATTTTGAGAAATGAGAAATGTTGGTATAAAGAAGTATGCAGGTCAGAATGTTCAGATGCTTGTATTCGATACTTAGAAATGGATTATTTAGTACAGCATAGCGGAATACCTGCTTTGTATCAGTATCCTAAAGCACTTGAGCCTGAGCGTGTTGATTATGATTCATTCTGTTTGCTTGCTGATTATAAAGATGATGTTGTTGATTTTGTAAACAGCGGAAAGAATCTGTATATAGCAAGTGCAGAAACAGGAAATGGTAAAACATCATGGGCAACAAAGATTATGTTGAAATACTTTGATAGTATATGGGCAGGAAATGGTTTCAGAGTTAGAGGATTGTTTCTACATGTTCCTACGCTTCTTTCACAGCTCAAGAATTTTAACAATCCTTTATCAGAAGAGTATAAGCAACATATCTTAGATGCTGATATTTTAGTGTGGGATGATATTGCAAGTACAGAATTAAGTAATTATGATTTATCACAGCTTTTGTTATATGTTGATGGTAGAGTTAATAGCTTAAAGAGCAATATTTACACAGGGAATGTTGATTCGGATGATGAATTGCAGAAGTTGATGGGAGTAAGGTTAGCAAGTAGGATATGGAATCAAAGTGAAGTAATAATATTAAAGGGTAAAGACAGGAGAACAACTAAATGATAGCATTGCAAGTTTTATCCAAAGTGATAGCTTCAAAAGATATATCTTTTTTGGAAGATAATGTTTTAACAGTTGATTATTTTGTAGGATTTGAAGATGAATATAATTTCATAATTGACCATTATAAGAAGTATGGAAATGTTCCTGATAAAGCAACTTTTTTATCTCATTTTTCAGATGAAAAGGGTAATCCTACTGTTGAGCTTGTTGAAGTAACAGAGAGTGACCAGTATTTGCTTGATACTATTAGAGAGGAATATTTATACCACAAATCAGTTCCGATACTGTACAATATCAGAGATTTGTTGAAAGAGGATGCAAATGCGGCGGCTGAATATATGATACATGCTGTAAGAGATTTGGAACCTGATTATCATATAGGCGGACTTGATATTGTTTCACAAGCAAGCGAAAGATACAAAGAATTTCTTGAGAGAAAGAACAATCAAGATAAATGGTTTTTTACAACAGGGTTTCAAGAGCTTGATGATATAACACATGGCTTGCAGAAGGGAGAAGAGTTTGTTGTTATAGTAGCACGAATAAATCAAGGAAAATCATGGGTACTTGAAAAGATATGTTCACATATATGGCAGATAGGATTTAATGTAGGTTATATATCGCCTGAAATGGGAGCAACAAATATAGGATACAGATTTGATACTTTATACAATCACTTTTCAAATAAGGATTTAGTATGGGGTAATGCTTCACTTGATGAAGCTGAATATTTGGAATATATTGAGAAGTTATCAAAGATGGAAAATAAATTTGTTGTTGCAACACCAATTGATTTTCAGAGGAAGATAACAGTAACTAAGCTTAGAAATTGGATAAAGCATAATAAGCTTGATATGATAGCGATTGATGGTATAACTTATCTTACAGATGAAAGATTTAAGCGGGGCAATACTAAAGCTGAAACGCTCACAAATATCGGAGAAGATTTAATGAGCTTATCAATGGAATTAAAGATACCTGTTGTGGTAGTTGTACAAGCAAACAGAGGAGCAGTAAATCATGATGATGAAGAAGCAACACCTGAGCTTGAAACAATAAAAGATTCTGATGGTATTGCGGCTAATGCAAGTCAAGTTATAGCAATTAAGCAGATGAAAAATTCTGTTTTAAGATTAGAGATAAAGAAACAGAGAAATGGTAAAGTAGGCGGTAGGCTTGATTATGCATGGGATATTGATAAAGGAGATTTTGTATTTATTCCAAGTGAAGGTGATGCAGAATCAAAAGAAAAGACAGAAGAAAAAGTGGAAGAGTTAAAGAAGCAGTATCGGAGAAGAGATAAGAAAGAGGCGTTTTGATGTTAGAGATAGACAAGACTCAAATCAATGCAGATTTGTATGATATTTTGCTTGAGCTTAAACAGCAGTTAAGTTATAATGGAGTGCAGTTATTCCACAAAATAGAGCCTGGTAATGAGCTTAATAAAGATGTTCAAGTGTGTTGTCCGTATCATAAAGAAGGGCAAGAGAAAAGACCTTCAGCGGGATTCAGAAAGAAAGATGGATTGTTTCACTGTTTCACTTGCGGAGAAGTGCATTCATTACCAGAAGTTATCTCACATTGTTTTGGTAAGAATGATAATGGGTTATTTGGATGGAGTTGGTTGCTCAAGAATTATGTAACAGCAGAAAGAGAGGAGAGGAAAGATGTTGAAATTACTTTTGAACGTGATTCTGTTTCCCGTAAAGGTAGCATTTTGGACAATAGTAATTCTAATCAACCTGCTTATGTAAGTGAAGAAGAGCTTGATAGTTACAGATACACGCATCCCTATATGTATAAAAGGAAGCTTACAGATAATGTTATTGAAAGATTTGATATTGGTTATGATAAGAATACTAGGTGTATCACTTTCCCTGTTCGGGATATTTCAGGAAACACATTGTTTATTGCCCGTAGGTCTGTTGTTACTAAATATTTCAATTATCCTCAAGGCGTAGATAAACCTTTATATGGGTTGTATGAATATAATATGATATTGCAATCTTGTGTAAATAGATTTATAGCTGGTGGTAGAGGTAATGGTAAGACAGCTTATCTAAAAAGTATAGATGAACTTATTGTATGTGAATCAATGATTGATGCTTTGACTTGTTGGGTATATGGGAAGTATGCAGTTGCTTTGAATGGGTTGGGCAATTATCTACAATTTGAACAGCTAAGAAATCTTCCTTGTCGAGAATTAATTCTTGCAACAGATAATGATGAAGCGGGAGCGAAAGCAAGAGAAAGAATCCGCAAACATGTGAGAAATAAGATAATATCTCAATATGATTATGATAGTTTTCCAGATGGAGCAAAAGATATAAATGACCTTACAAAAGAGCAATTTGAAGCACTTAGAAAAATTTTTTAAAAAATTTGCATTTTGGTGTTGACATATGGATAAACGTATGATATCATGTTTTCAGTAGCAAACAACAAACAACATTTTCACACAAAGGAGGAAATTAATATGGCACAGATGTACAAGAACACAGAAAATGGTAAGGTAGTAGAGCTTGTTGAGATTAACGAGAAGGCAAAGCAGGTTACAGTTATGTATCCCGATGGAACATATAAGCCGTATCTGTTAGGCTCATTTAAGAAGCACTGGAAGCTGATTGAGGATGCAGAGCAGACAGCAGAGCCCGAGGAGAAAGCAGAAGCTAAGAAGCCCGAGAAGAAGGCTCCGAAGCAGAAGGCAGAGAAGAAGCCTGTTGAGAAGAAGTCCGAAAAGAAGTCAGCTCCGAAGCAGAAGAAAGCAGTTGAGGCAGTTGATACCACTCCTTATAGAGAGAAGCTTAATGCACTTGCTGATAAGTACGGAATGGAAGTTAAGCTGTATGATAAGCTTCCTAACATAGTAATTCTCAAGCTGAATGGCAAGGGCAAGATGGAAGTAAGATTCTCTAGGAAGGGTGCAGTTGCAAATATCAAGAACAATATTCTTGTTGATGATACGCCTTTCAGGACTATCAATAACTATTATCTCCCGGTAGCAATAGATGTGGAGTATAAGCAGTTCAATAAAGAGCTTGATAAGCTTGTTAAGATAGTTGCCAAAGCTGATTACAGCACCAAGAAGGAGGAAAAGAATGGCAAGTAAGAAGAACCGACAAGATACGCAAAGTTATAATTTTAGTAATGACTTGCGTATTTCGGATGAAGCTTTAATTGCTTCACGCAGGCAAGAAATGGAAGAGTATATACTTCCGAATCATCAAACAATTCTTGAGCTGTCAAACGGAAAGACAGTTACAATCAAATCTAAGGAGGTTAAGCTATGGGAAGAGTAAATTTTGCTGATGTTAACAACTATGGTAATAACAATGGGGGAGGAGGTTTTTTCTCTCTCAAGAATGACAAGGACGTGGCAAGAGTAAGGTTCATGCTTGAGAATGAAGATGATTTGAACAATATTGCTTATGCTGTCCATAGAGTTAAGATAGGAGATTCTGAAAGGAATGTTTCTTGTCTTAGAGCTTATAATGAGCCTGTCAGCAAGTGTCCGTTCTGTCAGGATTTAGGACCTAGCACATTGAAGTTCTATATTCCTCTTTATAATGAGGATGATGAAGAAGTGCAGATGTGGGAGCGTGGTAAGACTTTTGCTTCCAAGCTGTCGGGAATAATGTCAAGATACGGTTCAAAGACACCGCTTGTTAATCATATCTTTGAGATTGAGCGTAACGGTGAAAAGGGCGATATGAAAACCACTTATGAAGCTTATGAAGTGGATAAAGATGAAACCGCACTTGCTGATTTACCTGAGATTCCCGAAGTGATTGGCAGATACATTCTTGATAAATCGGAAGATGATATGAATTATTATCTTGAAGAAGATGAATTTCCGCCTGAGGAAGATGATGCTCCCGTAAGAAGGAGAAATTCAAGACAGCAGGAAGAGGAAGAAGATGATGTTCCTTTTGATGAAGCAGAAGAACCCGCAGAAGAGCGTACCACACGCCGTAGAGGCTCTGAAAGAAGTTCAAGCAGTAATTCTAGCAGACGGACTCCTTCCAGCTCAAATAAGGGTGGTAACGCTTCAAGAAGAAGGTCTTTTTAATCTCAATATAGCTCCTACTAACCACTGTTTAAAGAATGGAGAATAAACAGTTCCATTACGGGAGTTGAATGCGAATAAGTGTTAGGAATAAGCATTCTCTTTCCAAGGGCTGTCGCCAAAAGGTAAGGCAAGGGATTTTGATTCCCTCATTTGCAAGTTCGATTCTTGCCAGCTCTGTTGGGGGACGTGCTATACGCAATAGTAACTATAAACAAGTACAAATAAATATATATGGTATACAATCAAAAAACAAATATCAACGTCCCCCTTATAATTAACAAACAACAAAGGAGAAACAGATGCCCGCTTTATTTGATGTACCTAAAAGAGCTTCTAAAGCTCAAGATATAGCAATTGCAAAGAAAGCAAATTCCAAATCTAAAACAGCAACAAAGACAGTAAAAGGTGGAATATCTGGACGCATTGCAGAAATCAAAGCAATGGTTGAAACAAATCTTGGAAAGTTCAAAGATGATTATATAATTATTCAAGAAGAGCATGAATTGCATAATTATTTTGTTGAGTGTGTTGCAAATAATGTTATTGCAATTGATACAGAAACAACTGGACTTGACCCGTTACAAGACCAGCTTGTAGGAGTTTGCATTTATACTCCAAGTCAACCAGCGGCATATATTCCGCTTAATCATAAATCATATATAACGGGAGCAAAGTCCAATAATCAGCTTGATATGAAGATAGTAAGAGAAGAGTTTGAAAAGCTTCTGAAATACAAGCTTGATATTATTATGTTCAATGCTTGTTTTGATATCAGAGTATTGAGAAATGGACTTGGATTAAAAGATATCTATTGCACATGGGATTGTTATTTAGCAGGAAGATTGATGAATGAAAATGAACCACATAGAGGATTAAAGCCCTTACATCAAAAGTATTGCTTAGAAGGTAAGGGTGATGCATTTTCATTTGATTCTTTATTTAATGGAATTACATTTGACTTGATTCCGATAAATACAGGATATCTGTATGCGGCTCATGATGCAATTATAACTTATGAGCTGTATGAGTTTCAGAAGCCCTATTTAACGCCCGGAAATGAGCTATGCAAAGAATATGAGCTGGAAGATGTTGCATGGGTATTTAAGAACATAGAAATGCCGTGTATAAAAGTGGTTGCAGATATGGAAGATACAGGTGTTGATTTTGATGTTGAATATTGTGCAAAACTTTCAGAGAAGTATGGAAAGATAATGGATGAAAAGTTGCAGAAATTTGAAGAGCTTTGTTCTTTGTATCAGACCGAAATTGATACTTATAGATTAAAGCATATTGATAGTAAACTTTCTAATCCAATCAATATAAGTAGTCCAACACAGATTGCAATATTGCTGTATGATGTTCTGAAAGTACCCGCAGTTGATAAGAAAAGTCCAAGAGGAACAGGAGAAGAGATTCTTATCAAGATAGCAGATAAAGAAAAAGGTTCAACACTTTCAAATCTTTGCAATAGCATTTTGGAATATAGAGAAGTTGCAAAGCTCATATCAACTTATATTGATAAGATGCCTGAATGTATTAATCCTAAAGATGGTAGAATACATTGTAAATTTAATCAATATGGAGCAGACACAGGCAGGTTCAGTTCTCAAGACCCTAACTTACAAAACATTCCATCACACAATAAAGATATCAGAAAGATGTTTAAAGCAACAGATGGTTATGTGTTAATGTCAAGTGACTATTCACAGCAAGAACCAAAAGTAATGACACAGATGTGTGGTGACCCTAAAATGATTGATGCTTATAAGCACGGAAAGGATTTGTATGCAGAAATCGCCGCATTGTCCTTTAACACGACCTATGATAATTGCCTCGAATTTCGACCCGACGGCACTACAAATCCTGAAGGAAAAGCTAGAAGAAGCCAAGCAAAAAGCATATTGCTCGGAGTGCTGTATGGTAGAGGTGTGCCGAGTATTGCAGAACAGCTTAATGTACCCACCAAAAAAGCACAAGCAATAAAAGATAGTGTATTTAAGGGTTTTCCTGCAATACCGCAGTTTGAAAAAGATTCTTTAGAAATGGCTTATGAATTAGGCTATGTTACCACTTTGTGGGGAAGAAAAAGAAGATTGCCTGATTTACAGCTTGATGAATTTGAGTTCAGATGGAAAGACGGATATCCTAAAGATGATGACCCACTTGATTTTGAATTAGAATTTGATGAAACAATAGGAATGCCAAAACCTGTTGAGCATGAAGTTCCAGAAGATATTCAAGAGCGATACAGAAAGAAATTATCTAAAGCTTATTTTAGTCAGAAAAGAGCTATTTTTGAGCAAGCAGATAAGGAAGGAATTAAGATAGTTGATAATGGAGCTAAGATAGCAGATGCACAAAGACAGTGTGTAAATGCAAGGATACAAGGTAGTGCGGCTGATATGTCAAAGCTTGCAATGATTAAAGTAGGAAATAATAAACGCTTGAAAGAATTAGGATTCAGATTATTGATTCCTGTACATGATGAATTGATAGCAGAATGTCCTAAAGAGAATGCAAAAGAAGCTTCTGAATTATTTGCAAAGCTTATGAGTGAGGCGGCAGAAGATAAGTTACATATTCCGATAAGTTGTGATGTTGAAATTACTGATAGATGGTACGGAGAGAAGGTGAAGGTTTGAGTTTTGATTTATATTTTGCAGGAGCAAAGAATAAGATAGCAGATGAATATTTAATGAAAAAAGATGCCAACAGGCTTCAAAGTCAGTTGATAGACAGAGCTAATATCACCGAGTGGTATGATAAGAAATCTGATAAGAGTAAGCTATTTATAGATTCGGGAGCATATACAGCTTATACAAAGGGAATCAAGATTGATGTTGATGATTATATAAGCTATCTCAATAACTTATCTGATAGAGTAACTATATTCGCTCAATTAGACACAATACCAGGAGAATTTAGACAGGAAAAGACAAAAGAGGATAGATTGAATGCTCCGAAGTTAAGTTGGGAAAATTACCTATATATGCGTGAGAGATTAAAGGAGCCAAAAAAGCTTATTCCCATCTTTCATCAAGGAGAAGATTATAAGTGGTTAAAGAATATGCTTGAGTGGAAAGATGAAAATGGAGAGCATATTCCTTATATAGGAATTTCTCCAGCAATTGATGTTCCCGGAATTGAAGATTTTCTTAATACAAGCTTTAGGATAATTGCAGAATCATCAAATCCTGATGTAAAAACACATGCATTTGGAATGACACAGCTAAAGATGCTTGAGCTTTATCCCTATACAAGTGCAGACAGTACAAGTTGGAAAATGTCAGCGGCTATGGGTTCTATTTATACACCGTATGGTACAATTTATGTCAGTGATAGAAGGAATCATGATAAAGCATACATAAAGAATCAGCCGAAAGAAGCAATGCAGAATATTTTAAATTATATCGAAAGATTAGGATTTACATTTGACGATATAATGCTCCATGACTATAATAGGTATATCGTCAATATTCAGTATCTTCTTGATTGGGCTGAAAACTATAAATTTAAAGGAAACAAGAGATACAGAAAGAGCCTATTTTAGGTTGCTAAGTCGGTTTTTGCTCTCCGCTAACCCGACTAAAATATAAATAAAAAGGAGGTAAAAGCAACATGAACACAGTATTATTTTTTGTAACCGTAGTGGTGACCTTTGGAGGTCTATTGTTAGTTTCACGCTTATTTGGAAAGGAGGGTATATTTGCGTGGATAGGATTAGCAGTTGTTATTGCTAATATTCTTGTTTGTAAGTGCGTTGATTTATTTGGATTATCAGCAACACTAGGCAATGTAATGTTCGGTTCTGTATTTCTTGCAACAGATATTCTTACAGAGAAATATGGAGTAAAGACAGCAAGAAAAGCAGTATGGGTAGGAGTAGTTTCAGAAGTTCTATCATTAGCAGTATTGCAAACAGCACTTGCATTTACTCCGAATGAGCTTGATATGGTAAATGATAGTATGAAGAACATATTTGGACTTTATCCTAGAGTAACAATAGCAAGTATTTCAATGTTTGTGTTGTCTAATCAGCTGGATATTTTCTTGTTTGATAAGATTAAGCAGAAAACAAACGGCAAGTATTTATGGTTAAGAAATAATATTGCAACTTGCGTTTCACAGTGCGTTGAAAATTATCTGTTTTATGTGATAGCATTCTTAGGAATTTACGGAATGAAAGATATCGGAATGATGACCTTAACGTGCTGTATCATTGAAATTATAGTGGCAATTTGTGATACACCGTTTATTTACTTAGCTGTTAAATCTAAAGCAGAATAAAGGAGGGTTGATATGAGTAGCACAACAGCAACAGATGTTAAGATACAACCATTTGTATTAGTGCAAGATAAAAAAGTTATTACAGGCCCGCTGATACCCACAAGAGAGATTGGTAGAGTTGCACGGCATTGGTTTGATGAAGCAACAGTACAGCAAGAGTTCATGAAGAAAGAATCCAAAGAAAGCATTCCTACAAGAGTTTCACATCCTGGCTCAAAGATTGGAGAGTATTTCAGAAAGCACAGGTATGAAGGGAAAGAATACAAGAGTGCATACTTCATGAGAGATTCGGTTGTTGTCTACAAATTGAAACAGAGGCAATTGATTCTTGATAGCGATATCAATAAATCAAAACCAGAAGGGTGCAGTGAGCCTGAATATCTTTTGCATTGTTATACACCAGAACAGCTTGAGAAGTACATTCAGCATGAGATTTTAAAGGATTTTTCAATTGAAGGTAAGTTGTTACCACCGATTGAGATAGATATAAAGGAAGAAGATAAAAAGCGGATGCATTTAGAGTTCTTCAATTATAGCTCAAGAAAACCATTATTTTAAGGAGATAAGCTATGTCAACAATGCGGAGTTTAAAGAGAAGCGTGGCTAAGGCTAGAATGAAGAAGATGGGAGTTGACCACGTTAATAAGAAAGTGTCAGGTAATTGGCAAGATTTAGGAGCACCCGATTTTGTAAAGCGTTTAGAAACTAAGTATAACAACAAAGGAGGAAACAGTAATGGCAAAGAAGAAAGCAGTAAACACGCTATCAATCCAAACAAGTAAGTTGCAGGAAATGGTAGCAAGAGCAGTTAAGGGAGCAAAGAATGATAAGATTCTTCCTTTAACGCAGATGATGGCAATACAGTTGAAGGACAATGTTCTTACACTGATTACCACAAGTATTACAAACACGCTTTATATCAGAGAAGATAAGGTTGATGGCAATGATTTTTATGTTGTGGTTCCCGTTGAGAAATTCTCAAAGCTTATTGCAAGATTAACTTCTGATACTGTAAGTATGGAGATTGATACTAAGTCAAAATCACTTGCTATTAAGGGCAATGGTAATTACAATGTGGAGATTGAGTATGATGAAGATGATGAAATTGTAAATTTCCCGGACCCTTTATCAGAAATAGAGCTTGAAGAAGATTCGGTTGAGGTGCTCGGGTCTACAGTTAGGACGATACTTTCAACATTAAGACCGGCATTAGCACAAACTCTTGAGAATCCTCAGTACACAGGATATTATGTTGGTGAGAAG